AGGAGGCAAGTAAGATGTTAGTAGTCTCAGAAATCTTACTCGCAAGCGTAGTTTTCTTGGCACTCATCTACGCTGAAGCAAAATTACTGTACAATTATAAATAATTGTTACAGGAGGTAAATACAAATGTTACATATATCTTGGGAACCCCCAGAAGTCCCAGATTATGATCCCGATGTTCACGATCCAGAGAAAGTATTTGCTCTTCTCTGTTATCGAGGTGTGCATTACGCGAAATGGGTTTACCTGAATATATTTCCCATGAAGTCATGGGATTTACATAATCCAAGAAAAGGGGGTTGACACCCTCTTTTTTTATGCTATAGTATATTTGTTGGACGCAACATGGGAGTGACTGAATAAACTTACTGGCAACCGCTGGTTAAGGTGATGAGACACAGGTGGTGCTGCTGCTCGCAAGGGTAGAACCGATCAACCAATCGGGTCTCAGGCTGTAACGTATTTACTACTGTAGTAATGCCCGTTACTTGTTGGTACACAGGAATCCAACCTCCCTCTTACTAAATAATAAGTAAAGAGTTATGAGAAAGCAAAAACTTAAATCACTTTTACACGATTTAGAAATTCTTGTTGATTCTTTAAAAACTGAAATATACTCTGACACCAAGGCATATACATCAGGCACCGATGTTGGTGCTTACTACCAAGACGATGATGACGACGATGGGTATGCGGACTAATTCAAGAACTAAAAAACTTGTAAAATTATTAGAAATGTTTATTGCTCAAGAATATCTCTACACTGAAGAGCAAATAATCGAAATGAAAAAACAACTTCGTGTCGTGAAGGAAGAAATGAATAATCTAAATATTAAACTCAAGAGAGGTTTTGGTTCATGACCGTAAAACTAGTAAGTGTTTCTCCTGATGCGGAGAAGACTATGGCTTATATTGCTAGAGTCTCAAATCCAAATAATCAGGATAATGAAAAGTTTGCAGGACTTCTTCGATACTGCATACAACATAATCATTGGTCTGTTTTTGAACAGTCTTCAATGACATTAGAAATAGAAACTACGAGAGCAATTGCAGCACAGATATTAAGACATCGTTCTTTTACATTTCAAGAGTTTTCGCAAAGATATGCACAAAGTAATGAATTAGGAAATATTCAATTACCAGAATTAAGAAGGCAAGATAAAAAGAATCGTCAAAATAGCATAGATGATTTAGATCCATTTATACAACAGAAACTAGAGGCACAGATGATTACTTTATTCAGTTCTGCCCAAGCATTGTATAATCAAATGATCGAGGAGGGAGTTGCAAAAGAGTGTGCTAGAATGGTTTTACCATTGTGTACACCAACGAGAATTTACATGACAGGTTCTTGTCGTTCTTGGATACATTACATTGATCTGAGATCTGCACATGGAACACAGAAAGAGCATATGGACATCGCTGAAGCATGTCGATCTGTCTTTATTGAACAGTTTCCTATCGTATCACAAGCCCTTCAGTGGGTCTAAATAACTACATCTATCATTAAATTATGGCGACCTATCCAGTAGTACACACAGAAACAGGAGAGAGAAAGGAAGTCTCTATGAGTGTTCATGATTGGGATCAGTGGTGTACTGATAATCCTGATTGGTCAAGAGATTACTCTGATCCATCTACTGTGCCCGGAGTTGGGGAAGTGGGAGAGTGGAGAGATAAATTAAGAAAGAAAAATCCCGGATGGAATGAGGTATTAGAAAAAACAAGAAAATCTATTCCCCATAATCGTAGAAATGATCCGAATCTAGTTCAAAAATTATAATGCCAAGAAAAAAGAGAACCTCCGATCAACCGATTGGGGTTGGTTTGACCGCGAAACAATTTAAAAGAAAGAAACCTGTAAATGCAGACTATCTTATTGATGTTGATCCACTCACCGATAATCAAAAAAAATTGTTTGAATCCTATAAGCACAAACATGTTGTCGCTTATGGTGCTGCAGGTACAGGAAAGACATTTATAACGCTCTACAACGCTTTGGTAGATGTTCTTGATGAAACTTCACCTTATGAGAGAATATATCTTGTGAGGTCACTGGTTGCTTGTAGAGAGATAGGATTTCTTCCCGGAGATCATGAAGACAAAGCTGATATATATCAAATACCATACAAAAATATGGTAAAATATATGTTCCAGATGCCATCAGATGCAGACTTTGAAATGCTCTATGGTAATCTCAAGGCTCAGGAAACAATTAAATTCTGGAGCACCTCATTTTTGAGGGGAACAACACTTGATAATTGTATTGTTATAGTTGATGAATTTCAAAACTTGAATTTTCATGAATTAGATAGTATAATAACAAGAGTTGGTGAAAATAGTAAAATTTGTTTTTGCGGTGACGCATCTCAAACAGATTTGCAAAAGACCAATGAAAAAAATGGAATCATGGATTTCCTAAAGATAGTTCGGACAATGCCATCATTCGATATAATTGAATTTGGTATTGATGATATAGTTCGATCCGGACTTGTCAAAGAATATATTATTGCGAAAATGCAGTTAGGTATGTAATGTTTAATCATGTAGAACTTGATCTTCCAAAACTTTCGAGAGAAACAATTGATGGAGTTCGTTACTATTCTGTACCTGATGAGGATGAACTACTTAAGTTAGTTTCAATCACATCAGTTACAAGTCACTTTAATAAAGAAATCTTTGTTAATTGGCGAAAGAAGGTTGGTGATGAAAAAGCAGATCGTATCACAAAGGCTGCAACGACTCGCGGTACAGACTATCATACACTTACAGAATATTATCTGAAGAATGATAATTTACCAGAAGTGAAACCTATCTCTGAGTTCTTATTTAAGATTTCAAAATCCACACTTGGAAAGATAGATAATATTCACTCATTAGAAGGTTCACTTTATAGCAAGCAACTTGGTATAGCAGGAACTGTTGACTGTATCGCAGAGTATAACGGAGAGTTATCAATAATTGACTTTAAAACCGCAGCAAAACCAAAACCGAGAGACTGGATCGAACATTATTTTGTTCAGGCTATGGCATATGGTTGTATGCTTTATGAATTGACGGGTATATCTGTTAAAAAGTTAGTAATTATTATGTCATGTGAAAACGGAGAATGTATTGTCTATGAAGAATACGACAAAGCAAAGTACATCAAACTACTCGGAGAATATATTAGAAAGTTTGTTCAAGATAAACTGGAGCTCTATGGAACCCAACAAAGAACTTGAGAAGGCCATTGAGAAGAAGTTTCTGACACCTCAGAAGTTTGCTATCGAAATTGAAAAAATAGTTGCGGAAGAACAATTCAATTATATTGATGCGATCTGTCACTATTGCGAAAGTAACAATCTTGAGATAGAATCAGTAACGAAACTCATTTCCAAATCACTCAAGGAAAGACTAAAGTGGGATGCAACTCGTCTCAACTTTATGAAAAAAACAACTCGTGCTAGACTACCTTTGTAATGCAAGTATCTAAATCTGAATTAATCCATCATCGACTACAAGCAATGCTTCGAGAACACTCATTCAGAGATCTCAAGTATCTTGGTGTAAGACCAGATAGTATCGGTGTCGATCAACACTGGTATATGATAGGGGACAATGAAGTTCCTGTCGATGCAATACAAGAATTAGAAAGTGAGGATGATGATGAAAGTGACACCCTTTGAAACCTACCAAACATATCTTTCTATTAAAAATCATTTTTCCAGCCCAAGGTATGATTACTTTAAGTATGGAGGAAGATCAAGAGCAAAGATAACTGCTTTCAACAAGAGAAAAGATAAGTATTGGTTTGAAAAGACATCAAGAAAATATCCTGATAAAGACATTGTTGATTTTCTTGTATCAAATTTTGTGACCGCAAATAATCCATCGAGTCTATGGATCGGTGAGATTATCAACTCAGGTGAAAGAACATACTCAGAGTGGTCACGCAAACAACAAAGTCTTAGTTACATCTTTAAAGAACAGATCACACAACTGTTTGAAGAATATGACCTTGATGAATTGTTTGATTGTGCAAATGGCCATCCTCCTATACTAAAACAATACTTGGGTGAGCATATCGATCTTGAAACCGTGGTAATACTTGAAAAAGTGTTTGGATTTTGTAGTCAATTTGACAAAAAACTCACTGACCCTGTGTGGGAAACCGTCAGTATGAAGATCAGGAAGTATGCTCCTTTCATAAATATAGATGTGTTACAATATAAAAAAGTTCTAAGAGAAACAGTAAATGGGTAAGTTTTTTGAGTCAGATCTAGTTCGTCAAGAACTAGAGGCAATCGGTAAACTCCAACAGGAGATTTATGGAAATGTCATTAACTTTCCTACCATGTCTCGCGAGGAAAAATTGCAACACGTTGACAAACTCACTGACTTGCTTGACAAACAAAAAATAATGTATGCAAGATTATCACTATCAGATGATCCTGAGGCTATTGAATTATTAAACACAATGAAGTCCTCATTCACGATGATGGGTTTTCCTGTAGACATGAATGTCAATTCTTTCTTCGATGAAGCAAGAAAGACAATAGAAACTCTAAGAGTGTCTATTGACAAATAATATGTCTCTGTTATAATATCTAAGTAAATCTACCAAAATCTAAAATTATCCGAGGTAATCCAAATGTCTTTTGCTAATTTAAAAAAGCAATCTAAATTAGGTTCTTTAACTGCAAAGTTAGTTAAGGAAGTCGAGAAGATGAACAACAACGGTGCTTCTGGAGATGAACGTCTCTGGAAACTAGATGTAGACAAAAGTGGTAACGGTTATGCTGTTATTCGTTTTCTACCTGCACCCGAAGGTGAAGATCTTCCGTTCGTTAAATTATATTCACATGCGTTTCAAGGCTCAGGTGGATGGTATATCGAAAACAGTTTGACCACATTAGGTCAGAAAGACCCAGTATCAGAATATAATTCCCAGTTGTGGAATAATGGAACTGATGCCGGTAAGGAAATGGCAAGAAAGCAGAAACGCAAATTGACCTATATTTCCAACATCTATGTTGTGAAAGATCCTGCAAATCCTGAGAACGAAGGTAAGACTTTCTTATACAAATATGGAAAGAAAATCTTTGATAAACTCACTGCAGCAATGCAACCTGAGTTTGAGGATGAGGAAGCAATCGATCCATTCGATTTTTGGCAGGGTGCTAACTTCAAATTGAAGGCAAAGAATGTTGCCGGATATCGTAACTATGACTCAAGTGAGTTTGCTGCTGTATCACCATTATTAGATGATGATGATGCAATGGAATCAATCTGGAAGAAAGAAGCATCACTCTCTGAGTTTGTTGCCCCAGATCAGTTCAAGACATATGATGAACTTAAAGTTCGTTTAGAGTATGTTCTTGGAAAGAGAGGTGCAAAACCAGTAGATCAAGATCCAGAGGTTGAGGAAGAGTATGAAACAACTCCAGTCGCAGAGACAAGAGAAACAGTTTCATCTGTCGCTTCAAGTTCAAGTGAAATTGAAGACGATGATACACTATCGTATTTCCAACGACTTGCTGAAAATTAAAACACTTGGGAGGGCAACCTCCCTTTTTTTATGGCATGGATATATTTAAATTCTCTGTTTGAATCGTTGTGTCATTTATAAATTGTGATGACTTTCCATATATCATAATATCTCTGAAATCATTTAAAAACTCTTGTAAGAATTGTTCCTTAAGAACAAATATAAATCTCTTATCATCATTTAATCTTGTTTCGTGCACATAGTTTGTAATCCCAGTAGAGACGCTAGTTCCAGATTTAGTAACATAGGTTGCCAGTGTGTTGTCATAGTATTTTACACTGAAACTTTCGTTAACTCTTTTTCCTTTAGGGAGCACAAGATGACCTTCACTATCACGAATTTCTTTCGTTTCATAATATCTCATATCATTTAAAGCAGTTCCGTACTTTCTGACTGAAAAATCATAGATTTCAGCACTATTCAGAGGCCATTCATCACGAATATTGATTATACCTGCACAAGTTATTACAACCCAATCTAATTCTGCTGACCCATATAAATCTTCTGCAACATTATCTGGTCGATCTCCCATTGGGATTTCATACTTATCAAATATAGTTAATGTATTTTGAAGATCTTCTCTTAGTTTAACTCTACGAAAGAAATTCTTAACCTCTAAAAACTCAAGAGATGAATTTTTATCACTTAAAAATGATGGATATTTTATTATAGGTAATTCTCTAAAATAAGACATTAGAATCCGACTCCATCTGCATCATCATAATCAACATCATAAATTGGTTCTAACTCTTTAAATGTAAGATCCATTGTCATTGATACTGGTGTGGCATCATCATAAGTTGCATACACACCTTCACTTGTATAGTTTACTGATATATTTGTTAAGAAACATTGTTTGAATTTATGTAAAAATGGGTGATCACTGTTACCCTTACGATACCTTAATTCAAATACATTCGGTGTCTTAAGAAAAACACCTGATCCTCCGATCGATCCTGTTCCCTTTGTTTTTGGTGCCATATTTAATTTAAATGATCTGATGATATTTTTACATTCTCTTGCTTCTGCTGCACTGCGAGGTGTCATCTTAAATGAAAAATTAAAACTCCTCAATGTGGGGCCATTGAAAAGTAATTCCATGTTGGGATTGAATATATTACCTGTCTGTCTTGCTAATAACTGACCTGTTGATACATTACCACCTAATACACCTAAAGCAGCAGATGTTGCTTTTGCAGTTGTAAATTGTTTTGCTGCATCCATTAAAGATGAATCAGTTCCAATAGCATTTTTAATATCTTTAGTCATATTTGCTATTGAATTTTTCGCTTCTTCTGGTTTTTTTTGCACAGCTTCACTAGCTGCTGTACCTGCTCCCTTTATTGTGGATCCTATGACACCAGCAGCAGCACCAATCAGAGTATTCATTTTACTCTCACCGTAATCAACTGCGTTACCATCTTGAATATTAGATGGCATTTGGAGAATTATATTACCTAATATATTTTTTGCCTTATCTTTAGTTCCTTGTGGCCCGATACGACGAGATCCGGGTGATCCAACTAAACTTCCACTACTTATTTGCTTTACACTTTGATACTCTACTATCGTAAAACTTAAGTAGTCAGTAGTCTCCGTCAGGGCTTCTAACGGATACCGAAACCCTCCTGAGTTAAATCTTTCTCTTAATCTACCGAAAACCATATTACTTTTTTAACTATTTAGACGCATTTTACCAAAAGGTAAAGCCTGAAGGTCTGTAATCTCTTCAGGATATACACGATATGTGCTTCCCACTATATTTGAGAAGGAGTATGATCGTGCTTCGCCATGATGAAAATTAGTTCCACGAAATCCCCAAGAGTAGACATCAGTGACTGCAACTAGAGGGTTAGCATCATACCTACCAGTTGATGTCGGTTGATATGAAAAAACAAAAAACTGACCTGCTTGTGGAGCAGAGGCAGTGTCATTTACGACTTCTTGGATTTCGATCATCAATTCATCAGGATCCTCAATCCCAATCAGACGATCTAATACTGGACTAATACGATTCATTTGATTCCGAGTTCATCTTCTGTCATCACCTTAAATTCATAAAAACGATCTTTACAATATTCAACAGCTGCATGCCATTTTGCTTGGTTGCGAGCATATTCATATGCTTCACGAAGGTA